GTGTGTTTGTAATTTTTAATCGTTTCATCACCATTCCGCTCCTTTACGATACAGGTTCTTAGGAGCAGTATGGGCAGTTTTTTCAGGTTTTACACGAATGTCGAACCTTCATTGTAGATTTATATAGCATCCATTGGATCGGGATTTGGTGGCTCAGGTACAATAAGTACATCTTCAAAGATTTCTTTATCTCTGTTATATTTTTTGCCTATAACAGAAGTATCAAAATTATCCATCGAAACATACATTTCTGATTCCACTTCTCCGTTTAATTGCGACACTCCTATAACTATATCTTCTGCATTAAGTTGAGCATAAAAATGCATATTATCACCTCATTTAATAGTATTCTATAACCTGCCAAGACAATTTCCTCAAATACTCAGGAGAACCCATTTCAACCGTTATCTGCGTAGAACTACTCAACCAAATATTCGCTTGGCAATTTAGGTCATCCTGAATCAGCGTAGTAATTATAAGAACTGCCTTGTTTAAATTAACAGGGTTTATTGTTATGGTATATGTCCCATAATTAGAAAAAGTATTTACCCCTCTTTGTACACTTTTAACTACACTTGCAATAGATGATCCTGATCCTAAAAAGTTACGAATATCTCTTAATTTTGCATGCACAGTTCCATTAGAGTTTGCTGCATCGCCCATAGTTCCTAAATGAGTTTCTAGGCTATCTGTATAAGCTAACGCTTGATTGATTTTCCCGAATACAGTAGCCCCGGTATCCGTATCAAGCCCAATACGTGCCTCTAATTCGTCTACATAACCGGCAATCTGTTTCAGTCGAGCAAATGCTGATGTGGAACCTGCCGCATCTCCGGTAGTTCCTATCAATGCTTCTAACGTATCTACATATGCCGCAATTTGAGCAAGCCGTGCAAATAGGGTCGTCGTACCCGCTGCATCGGTATTTTTCCCTGTTCGTTTGAGTAGTTCTAGCACCTGACTAAGCGTTACTGCATCCATTAAACCACGCTCCTCGCTACAGATGTTAAATTATCGTTTGCATCATAATTCAGTGTCTGCGTAATGGTTTTTCCCCCAACCGTTTCCCTAACTTTTGTTAATTTACCAGACGTATAGGTAAGATCTGTTGCTTTCACAACCGTTGTTCCATCTTTTTCTTCCACCCTTGTTAAATCCCCATTGGTGTAAGTGAGAACGATCGTCCTTGTATCCGCCTGCTGAATAATGGCTTGGACAAAATTTACGTCCAGATTTGTTGTCCCGACCTTAAGGAACGCGGAAAGATTAACAGCTTTCCTTCGATCTATGGAAGTAATGACCTGAGAAGCATCCGTCGCAAAATACCAAAGGGGAAGTTTAGCGTCCGCCGTTGCCTGGGAAGTTGTCTTTTTTATCACTCCGTCAGTATCAAGATAAATATACTGCCCCTGGGTAGCGTTTAATTCAATAGAGCCTGCTTGAATTTCGAAACGTACACCATTCACGTATCCTATGCCAGCCGTCCAACTTGCAGTAAGATCGAAAGAAGAAAAAATAAACCCTGGTTCGCTTCCAGGTGGAGACGCTACAAAACTGCCACCAAGTTCCCGAGCCAAGCTTTCCGCCATAATATGGGCATCTTCAATTCCTTTCTCTATTTTATTGGCTCGTGCAGCTGTGAACCGTGTCCCTTGCTGAATGACTTTAGGTTGTCCGGTAACCGGATCGATTTCTCCTGGATCTACCACATGGTCTACCCAGTTTGTCTTTTCATACGCCATTACATTCCTACCTCCACTTTCAGCTGAAGTTCAAATTCAAAGGCAATAAGTAAACCAGTCTCTGTCTTTGTAATAGAGACTGGCTTATGTACAAGCGTATTTCCTTCACCGTTAATAAGTGATGCGCTTTGAATTTGCCCTTGAGTAGTATTATCAAGATAAACGTACTTCGTTATTTTCAGACCATGTACAGCGGTTTTAAAAATAGGAAAGGCTCGTAATTGACCATCTACATTGATAAGTGCACTGGCAACGTGATGACTCAAATCATCGCGCAACAATTCCAACAGTAACGGTTGTACGATTGGTTCATTTGCCACTCTCTACACCCCTTCCTCAGAATAGAATTCATTACATACAGGATACTCTACCGAATAATGGCGTTCTGTCGCTCCTAAAAGCAGAGTTTCTTGATAAATACGGCCTTCTAAGTCATCCTCCGGGTAAAATTCCCCGCAGATTGGATATTCGATATCATACTGACGCGCAGAGACAGAAATTACAATGGTATCTGTTTCAACTCTCCCTGAAATTGAATAGCTGAGGTGTTTTGGCCGCATCTCATATACCATCTGCGACATGCCTTCAAAATCTGCAATTTGGTCCAAGTCTGCAATAATCTCAAATCGTTTTTCACGTCCGTACTCTACAATTTGTGCTTGTTTATTTTTTGTATAATCACGAATCATTCGCTGCATTGAAAAAGGTGTGATTACGTCAGGAACATTCAATCGTGCAATAACCTTGGTACGCTGTGATTCGAGAGGTACGCTTTCCGGAGCGACCGGCAACCCTACTTCCTTCTCCCACTGGTTTAGCCCCCATGTAGCTGTTTTAGGATTACCCTGGCGAATGACATCCAGTGCAAAAGTAATCAACCTCTCCGATTCCCCTTCTACTGCACCAAAAATTCCATTTGCTTCTTTATTTTTTCGATAATAAGGCGGAACGATATGAATTAATCGCTGACTCATATCATCACCTCAAGTGTTACGGTGCCAACTACAGGAATTTCAAAGGAGTCAATCGTTTGATTGGTCATTTCTCCATTGATAGTCAGTTCATCATAATCTTCCACACCACTAACGCTATGGAGAAGAGCCCCTGTTTTCGTGCGAATGATAGTCCTTGATGCCATCTCTACATCTTCATATTCCATTAGTTCGGTAAAGTACGATTGTAGTGCTTTTTTATACGACGCTGTCACCTCTTCCATGCTGTAATTCTTTAGTAGACGTACCTTCGAATAGAAATTGAATACTTTTGGTAATGCTGCCATAACAAATATACCGTCATCACCAGGGCCAAGAGGTCGCTGAGAAAGAATATGACGGCGCGCATTTTCTACAATCGTACTATCTGGAGACGTTCCGTTTTGTCCAAGTAAAACCACACGGACCGTATTCGGCCCGTCCACATTTTCAAATACTCGCGCAGCAGCAACACCTGGAACTTCGAGTGCCCATTCAATGTAATGAGCTCCATTCCCAGAAGTAGCTCGACGACGCACCTTTTGCCAGTATCGATTTCTCAACTCCTCATCCAATTCATCGTCTGTACCCCCTTCCAAATTCCCGAGTAATTCGACACTTTGTAAACCGTTAATTGTATTTACCGGAAGAAGTGTGGTACCGGCTGTGATTTTCCATGCTGCTCCTGCTCGTTCAGCCTCCAACAAGCCAAAGCCTACACCGTTACTGTCTAACACGACTGTTTCCGGAATAACAAAAAACAGAGGGGATATTCCCTCTGTCATGAATCGGGTTCCAGCCCTAATTTCTGAGTTTGGTATGCCAACAAATTTTAATTGTGGAAGGGTAAGTCGTGCCTTTGTAGCAAGTTTTCTCTCTATTCCTGCCACACTAACCGCTAAATCTAAATTTTCCCCTTCTGCGTATTCCACCCATAATGCATAATAAAGAGCCTGGATAAATTGGTAAGCATAATAAAACTCTAACGATACAGGTTTTAAAAAATCATACGGAATACTGCCCTCATCCACATTCATCGGACCAGTAATAGCCAGGTAATTTGTGATTAGTCGATTGAAGATTTCTTCTTCTGTCGGGATCGCAATCATTCCACATACACCTCCTGAGGAATGACGCCTTCATCAGTTATCATAACATAGTTAATCTTCAAACTCGCTCCTACCCATTCGAACTCGAAGTTTTCACAGCGGTCAACGCCATACAAATATTCAATCGCCTCTTTTACCAAACGCTCAGCCTCTGCTTGCTTCCATTCCCGGGTACCATCCGAGCGAATAAGCTGTTTTAATTCATGGCCGTAATCAGAGGTATAAATCGGAAAAACATAGCGCTCGGTACTAAGAGCTTTCTGTCCGTTTTGTTCCAGCGCTTCTACACCATCAATAATGACCGGCTTTCCATTTGATTGGAGAATAAACTTCCCGGTATTTATATCAAATGCATAGGTACGTAAGGAGCGTATCTGTTCCTCCTGTGGAGTTTCTTGGGCTGGCTCTGGAAATTCAGGAAAAACACTCATGTATATCTCACCGCCCGATCCAAGATGAAATATAAAGAATCACAAGAAGCCACAATAATCCGATCGCCTTTTTTAAGCTCGTCTAAAAACTCAATTTCTCCTTCAATTAATTCGAAATCACTGTTGCTTAGCTCTATATACTTGTAATCATGGCTGCTCTGTGGTGGCAGTTTGGGGTATAAGTCATCAACGCTTTCGCTATACATTTTCGTTTTCCCCTGGTTTCGAATGCTGACTTTTCTCTTATGGCTGCACAAGTCTTCCGCAACAACGATAAACTCCTTGGTAATCGGGACTGACAATCCATCGATTTGTATAGATAAATCCGGAGGAGGCACAAGAACAGTGCCTAATTCCAAGCGCAGCTCACCCGAATCCTGAGATGTATGATTTGCTTCTGTTTTTGACCGGCTCTTATATGATGACTGTTGTAAAACGCCAGCTAATTGCTGAAATCCGTTCATGTTCCCGCCTCCTCCATCTGAAGCTGCAGCTTCATTTCATGATAACCCGGCCGAATCGTATGACTGTCCGACCAAACGGTATAAATTCCTTTTAATTCGGTAAACTCTTCGTACACCTCTATTTTTGTACCGGAAATGACATCATCAATCCCGAGGGAGGAAATCGAGGCTTCGTCTTTTACCTTGCTCAAATTCTTCAATTCCTGCTTAGCCTGGGAAACGGCGCTGCCTTTATTTTTGTCCTGTACCTCGATGACCTTAACCAGCTTCCCGTATTTTTTCATACCGGGCGCATCTGACTCTTCGTAAAGCAAAGCATTCGACTTGTCATCTCCCCCAATTACCCTTACTACGGTCCGCATACCAGCGATGGAACGCTTCCGACTGGCATCCAGTAAAGCCCCGCCTTGCTCAATCTTCCATCGCTTCGTTTGACCGCGCTGGGTGCCAATATAGGCTTTTCCGTTCTCAATCCAGCACCAATACCGAACACCGTGCGTTTTGTATACCTGGTTTAAAATATCAGCTGTTGCATCCCAAAGACTCTTACCACGAATCACCTGTTTTTCTACAGGCGGCATCAAACCAATACCTCCGATTGGAATACCTACTTGTTCGAACATACGCCGAAGCAGCCTATCAGCTGGCTCCCCTGTGGTAATAGCCACGACATCGTTATTCAACAAATAGTAGCCGTAATCATAAGCAACAGGAGAAATATCGCCCTTCGCATTTTTATTTAAATCAATCACAATACCAGAAAATAAAGAGCGCGGTGAGCCGGTAAAGAAAGAGACCAGTTCTACAAAGTCTCCCTCTTCCACTTTCGGATCAGGCCAAAATTTGTCGCGCCCTTGATGGAGTTTAATTTCTAGTGTTCGCTTTGCTTCCTGTCTTCC